CTTGTCGATGAGGTCCTGGAGTTCCGCCGAGCGGTTACGCAGGAGGATTTCGGACGCGGGCTTGAGAGCGTCCGCCACCCGACGGGCAACCTCGCGCGCCTGATCCCCGGCCCGCCCGCTGGCAGCAGCCGTCGTGAGCAGGGGCGCCGCAGGCTGAGCCACGTAGTTGGGCTGCGAGGCGCGGGCCGCATCCTCGGCCGCCTGCTGCTCGCGGACCTTGGTGACGGCCTCGGTGACCCGCTGCTGCGCCTCCTCATCGAGAGTTGCGCTGACGTTGTCGCTCAGCACGCTGTCCGGGGGCAGCGCGGCGGCACCCTCCTTCGGCGTCTCCTCGGGAGGTTCGACCGCCGCCACGGCGACGTCCTCCTCCGGCGGGGCGTACCCGGCCTCGCGGTGCAGCGCCCGGCGCCCGTCGTTGCGTACCCGGCCTCGCGGTGCAGCGCCCGGCGCCCGTCGTTGACGTTGGGGCCGCCTTCCAGCTGCGCCCGCACCAGCTCGACCATGTCCCCGGCGGTCTTGCCCGCGAGGAGCGACTTGTTCGCCTCGATCACCTGCTCGGAGAGGAGCGACTCCAGCGGCGTGTCAGGCGCCGCCTTCAGCACCTTGATCGCGTCGCCGGCCCCGAGGAAGTGGGCCATGCGGAGGTTCTCGAAGGTCGGCGAGATCTCCGCCCCGGCCAGCGTCTGCGCGTTGCGCTCCGTGAGAAGGTCGAACGCCCGCTTCTGCAGCGCGGGGTCGTTCTTCATGGCCAGGAGTTCTTCGCGCGACTTGTTGCCGTCGTCGATCCCCAGCCCCTTCATCATGTCGAGCCAGGTGCCGTCGGTGAAGCCGAAGTTCCCGGACGCCGACGAGGTATCCGACTTGGCGTTGGGGTCGCCGCCGCTCTCGATGCTCTCCGAGCGGGCGCGGTAAAGGTCCATCGCGCCACCGGCAACGCCACCGAAGACGGCGCCGGCCAGCATCGACGCGGCGGTGCGCTTGGGCATCCCCTCCCAGTCGATGCCTTTCTTGGTGCCGATGCCCTGCGCTACGTCCTGGGCGATGTTCTGCGCGCCTTCAGTGGCGGCCTCGCCCGCTCCGGCACGCGCTCCCGACTTGGCCAGCTCCTTGAGGGTCGTCTTCAGGGCGTTCTTCTTGAACGCCTCCTTCCACCCGGCACTCAGGACGCCCTCGGCGCCCAGCTTCTCAAGGTATGCCTGCGCGCCCGCGCCCGCCGTGGCGATCGCGAGGTCCACGGCCGTGGGGCCGACGGCGTCGTTGGCCGCGATGCGCTCCTGCGCCATCTCGTCGATGAGCGAGCCCCAGTAGACTGCAGGGTTCGAGACCGCCGCCACCATGTCGGTGATGCTGACCGCGCCCGTCTCGAAGGCCCAGCCCAGCGCGGTCATGATCTTGCCTTCGCTCAGGTCCCCGATCGGGTCCGAGGTCAGGCGGTCCGGCTGGTAGCCGAGGGCGTTCTCGCCGAAATTGTAGAACCAGTTCGCGACCTGCCGGCCGAAACCTTCCTGCCCCTTGGTGTCGCGCAGGTATTTGTCGAACTCCTCGGCGTCCATGTACGAGGGGCTGAAGTCGCCCTGCTCGTCCCACAGTTGAACGCGCCCGCTGCCGGGGATGCCGCTCAGAGAGAGCCATGTGTCGAAGGTGTCGGCGAGGCCGAACAGCCCGCCGATGATGCCGGTCACCCGGCCCGCGGCGCCGCGGGCGATATTGCCGAGCATCGTGTTGCGGTCCCCGGCGACCTCCACCTCGGGCAGGTCGAACTTGGGGGCCATCTGGGAATAGAGCGACTCCACCAGCCCGGGGATCTGCGCGGGGTCTGTTGCCGCGGTCCCCTCCTGCACGTTCACCGCGGGAGCCGGCGACGTGCCAGACCACAGGAACGACATGTCGGGGGTCGACGCCGTAACCTGGGGGGCCGGTGGAGCCGCCGCTTCCACCTGATTAGGTGGAACCGGCGCAGGGGCAACGGCGCCGGACGCCTGCGGGGACTGTGCAGGTTCCGGCGCCGCGACCGGGACAGCCCCGCCGCCTGGCACAGGGCCAGCCACAGCAGCGGAGGGCCGACTCTCCGCTACCGCAGAAGGTCCGGCAGCGGGTGCCTCGGTCGGGATTGCAGCGGGGATGTCCGCTGCAGTCTGATCCGGGATGGCAGGCCCCTCGAAGATCGTCTTGGGCGCCGGAGCCGGATTGAGGGCTACGGTGAGATCTTCTTCGGTGGTGTTGGCCGGGGTTCCACCCCAGAGAAACGAAAGGTCATTCGGCATCACTGGCCCCCAGGCACGACCGGCTGCTGTTCAGGTGTCGGGACCGGGACGCCGGTCACAGATTCAGCAGGAGCAGGCGACGTCGGCGCGGCCTGCGGCGTGGTGCGTGTCGGGAGCGGAGGGGCGCCATTCCGGACTCGGATGCTGTTCGCGATCTCCGCGACGTCGTTAAGGACGTCCTTCGAGATCACGACCGTGGTGCCGTTGTAGGTGGCGACCAGCCGGTCATCCTCGTTCATCTTCGCCACCAGCCCGGGAACGGACTGGCCCTTCGTCGCGCCGTCGATCAGGGCAACCGTGAGGTCGCGGGCCTGAAGCGGGCTGACGGTAGATACGATCGGGGCGCCGCGCTTGCGCAGCTCGGCGATGGGCTCGTCGAAGTTGCTCAGGACGATCGACGTGGCGATGTCCCGGGCGGCCCGGTAGTTCTGCTTCGCGGTGTCCTTGTCGCGCAGGAACTCCGGCGCCTCGACCTCGATCTCGACAGTGTCGCCGGTCTTCGAGTCGTAGCGGGTGGTCTTGGTCTTGGTCTTGCCGTCCTTGGGCATCAGCGCGTCGAATGCCTTCGCCACCTCGTCGCGCGACTGGGTGAGGAAGTCGGTGCCCGCCTTGTAGCCGGTGACCTCGCGCTCGTATGCCTTCTCCAGCCGCCCGGCGGCATCGGCACGCATCTTGGCTGCCCCGGCGATAAACTCCTTGGCGGTTCCGGGCGCCTGCATCAGCATCGAAAGCATGTCCTGCGTGACGGCCTGCTTGACCGGCTTGCCGGTGTCGGGGTCCGTCGACTGGTAGATGACGACCGGCGTCCCGTCCTGCGCCTTCACGACGTTGAACTGGGGCACGACGCCGTCGACCGCGTAGGCCGACGCCTTGGCCAGCTCCTCGACTGCCGCGTTCGGGTCGGTCGAGAGCAGCGCGGCACCCTGCGCCATGTGCGTCTGGAACTTGCTGGCCAGCGTGTCGAGGATGCGCCCCTCCGCGTTGGCGTAGAGGACCGGGTCGCCGGTCGCCGCCGCCCGCTCACGGGCCTGGTTGACCAGCGCCCGCAGCTGCGAGCCGGAGTAGCCCTGCGTCGGCGCGGTCCGGCCGTCCATTGCATCGGGCGACGTGGCGTCGGTGGTCAGCCCGGTGCCGGTCGGGATCGCTCCCTGCTGCGCCTTGTCGAACTGCGGGGGCTGCCAGTCGGCGATCTGCGCCTCGAGCCCGAGCAGCTCCTTGGTCGCCTCCCGGTTCTGCTTGTTCCGGTACGCGATGCCGAGCGCGAGGCCGGTGCGAACACCGGACTCGAGGCCATTGCCGAAGGACGTGAACGGGTCAGCCATAGATCACCTCGTCGGGATCGCGGGGGCCACGGAGCCGGGGGCACCCGACCCCTGGCCCATGCCGGGGATGGGCACGCCGGCCCGCTCCGCGCGGTCGGTACGGGCCTTCTCGATCAGTTTGCCGAGCTTCTCCTCGCCGAACCAGCGAGCCACATCCTCGGGAATGACATATTCGCCCGCGGTGAGCGCGGTCTTCACGTCGTCGGGGATAGCGCCACGGGACGGGCTGGCGTGCTCCGGGACCGGACCGCCCTCCTCCATGCCCATGAAGCCGCCGACGCCCATGCCGACGACGCTGCCCAGCAGGTTCCACGGACCCATCGCTGCCGACGCCGAGTTCTGGGCGTTCTGGATGTTGTTGCCATAGATGTTGTTGGCGACGTTGAAACCCTGCGCGGCCGTGTTCATCTGGCCCTGGCGCATGTTGGCGAAGGTGTTGTAGGCCCCGAGGCCCGTCGCGGTCTGACCCTCGGCGATGCCGGAAGCCTGCCCGCCCGCGGCCCCGGCCGTGCCGAACGCCTGCGCCGACGTGGTCGGGTTGCCCGCGTAGAGGTTGTAGGCATCGACCTTGCCGGCGATCTGCTGAGCCTGCACGGTGTTCGCCTGCCGCGACGCCTCGCCGAGATACCCGAGCGACTCGCCACGCTGGGCGACTTCCAGCTGGGCCAGCTGGCCGCTGTAGCCGATCTCGCGATCCGCCTGCATCCGCGCCTCTTCGGCGCTGAGGCCCTGCATCTGCAGTTCGCGGATACGGCTTTCCATCAGCTTCCCGGCCGCGTCGAGCTGCGTCTGGAGCTGGGTGATGCTTGCCTGTGAGGCGATCTGCGCCGCCTGAACGTCTGCCTGCAGCCCGGTCGCCTGCACGTCGCGGCGGGCCTGGTTCGCGGCCATCGCCGCCTGCGCATCGGTCTGAGCCCGCAGCCCGCGGTCCAGCGCGCCGCGAACCAGCTGGCTGGGGTCGATGCCGTACTTCTCCAGCTCCTGCATGGCGGCAACCCGAGCAGCTTCGCCGGACGCCCGGACGTCGGCTGCCGCAAGGCCCATCGCCTCGTTGACACGGGCCGTCGAGTCGTAGCCAGACAGCTTGTCGATCGCCGTCTGGACCTCGGCCGGGTTCTGGTACTCGGTCGCGGCGGCCAGCTTGTCCTTCAGGACCTGCGGGTCCTGGTAGTCGGACAGCTGGGTGAGGTACGCGGTCTCCTGCGGCGAGATGCCATAGCTCTGGAGCGCGTCGCGGAACCGCATTTCGCCTTCGGTGCCGCCGACTTCCGCCGCCTTGGCACTCAGGGCCGAGATGAACTGCTGACCCTCCGGGGTATTGGCGAGATCCTGCAGCGCCTGCGCGGCGGCGTCCTGCGCCGGCACGCCTTCGGAGAGATACCGCTGCTGCTGGGATTTCGCGAACTCCGACTGGTTGATCAGAGTTTCGAGCTGCTGGTCGATGATCGGCTGCTGAATGGCCTGCTGGGCAGCAAACTGCTTGTCAAACCACGCCATCGTCTCATCGACGAGTTCGCCCTGAAGCTTATACTGCTCCCGCGTGAGCGCGAGCATCTCCTCGAGTTTCGGCCCCTTGGGAGCGTCGTACTTCTTGCCCATTCGTGTCCTCGCTGCGGAGCCAGCGGCAGTTCTCTCGCGTCATTTCTAGCAGGACGCAGTCCTCACCGCCAGCGAAATAGCCCGGCAGCCTCACGAGCTCCCGAAAGCCTATGCGCTTGTCGAGCTCGATCGTGTCCGTGTCGCTGGCGGCCACCTCGCCGTAAACACGGGTGCAGCCAAGGAAGTTGAACAGGTATCCAGCCATGATCCGAAGGCGCCCCCGGGTGATCCAGCCCCGCTCGCCTGCGAAGTGGGTGCGGCAGGAGCCTCCGTCCCCGGTGTAGCTCTGAATGAGGAACCCTCCAATCGGGTTGCCAGCATCGTCCTTCCAGCCAACGCTGACACAAATTGGCGGATAAGAGCCGATTTTGCGCCACAGCCACTCGGTGAGTTGCGGGTCGGAAACGTAGGGGCGTGACATGGTCCCTCCTAGACGGTGGAGTTCGCCAGGAAGTCCCAGTCGGCATGAGTGGGATCGGCCGTGGCGGTGGTGGTCTTGTTGGCGACGACGAGGTAGGGGCTGTTGTAGACCACGTCGCCGGCAAGGTACTCCTGCGACGCGACGTAGGTCCCCATCCAGCTCATCGGCTTGGCCGCGGGGCGAACCGTGACGAGGTCGGTCGCCGACGTCTGGACGATCAGGTCGTTCAGCCGGTCGTTCTCCGCGTGCAGCGCGTTGATGAGCGCGAGGATGGCGCGCTGCAGCGACCTCGGGTCTTCGGTCGGCTGGACCAGCGGAGGCAGCAGGAGTGGGGAGACCGGGTTAGGCATTGGCCAGCGACCTCCCAGTCTCGCCGACGAGGATCTCCTGGATCACGTCGCTGGACGTGACGCGGACCTGCCAGTCGGTCGCCTTGAAGCCGGAAGGCAGCCGCCGCATACGGTTGAAGTCAACCACCTGGTTGAACTTCTCGACGCCGTCGGCGTAGACCTGCACGGTCGCCTGCCCGCCGCTCTCCCCGTTCACCTGCAGCGCGCCCATGTTGGCCGGGGTCGCGGTGACGAAGACCTTCGACTTCCAGCTGTATTGGCGCAGGCTGGATGGGGTAGGGTCGTCCCACTGGTAGACCTTGTCGCCGATGGTCACCATGACCTTGCCAGTGTACCAGTCGTTGTTGATGGCGGTCACGCCACCCGTCGAGGTCCAGTTGGTGATGTAGCTGCGCTGGTCGCGGAAATCGACCATGAAGCCGCCCGCGGTGCGGTCCCAGGCCATGTAGACGTGGCCGTACATGGCCGCGACGACGTCGCCGCTGTAGAACTGCGTGACCCACTCGTCGGAGTCGATGATGTCGGCGGTGACGTTCTTCGGGCCGGAGTCGTTGACGAAGATGAGCCCCTCGGTCGAGCAGAAGTAGACGCCGTCTTCGGCCGGGACGATCGAGCGGTAGCTGAGCCCGGGGGAGGCGAAGGGGAACTTCCGCAGTCCGAACTGCCCCGGTGACTGGCCGTAGATCAGGTAGACGAAGGTCTCGGTCATCACGGCGATGCTCTCGCCGTAGATCTCGATGCCGACGATGTCGTCGTCGACGGCAAGGGCGTACACCGCCGGCCATGCGTGCGGGAGGAAGGGCCTCGAGAACCACACCTTGCGCCCCAGGAACGCAGCGATCGCGCCGGACGGATGGACGCGCGCTCCCTGCAGTCCGTCGGGCGGCGCCTCGTTGGTGAAGGCGTCGATGACAGCGTTGTAGACGATGTAGGCGCTCTCCGTCGGATCGACGTAGGCGTCGGTCACGGCCGAGACCGATCCGACGAAGTAGAAGGTCGTCGAGGTGCTGCCAGCGACGGAGCGGTAGATGTTGATCTTGTCCCAAGTCCGGCCGGGGATCGCCGACGGCAGCTCCATCGCAGTAATCGAAACGGTGTCATCGGTCGCCACGAGGACGGTGGCGGTGGGGCTGGGCTCGGTCTCCTCGCCCCACGAGGTCTGCCATGTGTAGACATAGACGCGGTTCTCGGCCGGAGTGGAGCCGTCCGGAGCGCCCCCGGTGGGCGCCACGGTGGGCGCGGTCGTCGGGAACGGCAAAGCCAGATCGTCGGGGCTTTGACCCAGATCAATCTGGTTCCAGGTGGCGACCTTCACCGGCTGGCCGGGCTCGAACAGGTAGTAGCGGTCGAAGGCTTCATCGACGATGGGGTCCGGCACGATCGAGGCGTTCTCGGTCGTGGAGCCGAACCACGTCGTGTTGCCAGCGTTCGACTTGAGCTTCTGCACGAACATGTAGTCGATCGAGTCGGCGAAGTCGTGCAGGGGGTCGGCGATGTCGAGGCTGGGCCATCCCCGGAGCTCGCCGGAAAACAGCTTGGCGTTGATGCTCTCCGTCGCGAAGTTGTCGGGAAGGAGCTTGTCACCGAGTCGGGGGGCGAGGCCGCCGAACTTGCTGATCTTGAGTGGCTGCACCGTATCCTCCGAGATCACCCGGCGGAGGCCATCTCCGCGTCGCCGGGGAGAATACCATCTTCCACGGACGTGAACCAAGACTGCATCGTGACCGCGCCCTCGGTAGCCTGCTCGATCTTATAGGCGGTCTCCAGGCTGGGACGGCGATGCCCCTGCTTCATGTGGGTGATGAAGCTCCGCGAACAGCCGAACTCCTCCGCCCAACCCGCGTGCGAGAGGCGCTTGCCGGCTTTGGAGTCCATGAAGGTACTGAACGCGCTCATGGGCAGGTTATACCGCGGGGGGTGCTTGTTGACAATAGGTCACCACCTAATTAGGTGGCGAACCCGATTATCGCCAAGATCAGCAGGTCTCCGATGAGGGCGCAAAAGACCTTGCAAGCCCTCTGTCCTTCAGCGTGGGTCCAGTCAACCAGATAGTTTGTCCAGTGGTGCCAGCGCCGATCCGTCAGCTTCATGCGCGCGTTAGCCTCGTCCATCTCCACTGACGAGAACCCGAAATTGTAGAGGAAGAACCGCGCGTCGTCGTGATCCTTCGACCTGATTCCGAGCAGCATGAGGTTCCCCTTGGCCCAGCAGGGAAGGAAACTTTTCAGGATGTAGCCCCAAGGAATCCTCATGTCACGGCCCCGGCTTAATCGTGCAGCCGACCCAACAGACCCGCTCCCACGTCTCAGTGTCCGTGATAGTCACGGTCAAGCCAGTGCCCCCGGCTGTCGAGGACCTGTATGCGTTACTGCAGGCCACACGGCCCTGCATGACTTCATCATTGAGTTCAGTCAGGCCCATCGTTCCGCCCCAGGTGATAGTTCCAGAAGGGCTAGTCTGCGTCGCTACGCAGAGGCCATATATGCAGGCCCCACCAACGTAGGCGTTCAGACTACTAAGATTGAACGGGATGCCCTGCGACCACCCACTCCCGTTCTGGCTACTGGCTGAGTTGTATATGCTAAGCCCAGCCGGACCTGTGACCACATTATAGACTGAGATCTTGCAGTCTTCCATTCCGTTGGTGAAATTGACGACCACGGATGCACTGAAAGACGGAGTGATTTCACGATAGGCGATACCCGTAATCAGCGTCAGATTGCTGCCGTTATCTGTGACGGCCGGACCTATGAGCGTCCCAGCCGACCCAGCGATTTGTATATTGTCGAGCGACCTGCCTGTGCTGTTATCCCACCCCTGCGCCTGCACGAAAACAAACTGGCGCCGGCCGACACCGGCGGCCGTCATGCCTATAGACCCAAAGTTGTAGCTGGTGGCCTGAGCGGTATCAATGAGGCGGTCGATCGCCTCGAAGAGGTAGATCTTTTCCCCGCCAAGCGCGCCCAGGGATTTATGGATCGCTCGACTCACCCAAAAGTCCCCCCGTGTGCGCCGTAGACGGTCGAGCCGTCGCCAGCGACCACGAAGACGATCAGGTCGACCTTGTTGTTGGTCGTGGTCAGGGTCGGCGCGACGTTGTCCTTCCACTTCAGCGTACCACCCGTGACCGCCCAGGTGATCGTGCCGCCACCAGTCGTCTTGGTAATCCACAGCTCGACGGTTTGGTCGGCCGTCATGTTGTTGATGGTGATAGTGGTGGTGTGCGCGAGCGTCAGGGTCTTCTTGGACGCCCCGGTGAACGGCAATGAGATGCCGGTCGAGCTGGTAAGCGACGAGGTGCCCAGCCGGACGATGTTGCTGAACAGCGCGGTCGCCGAAGCAGTCAGGGTACTGGTGAACGTCGCAATGGCGGCGGTCAGCGTGCCGGTGAACGTCGGGCTCGCGAGGTTGGCCTTCAGCGCGTCCGCGGCCTCCATCTGCTGCTTGGTGACGGCGTGCAGCGCGTTGGTGCCGTTCGCATTGAGCGTCAGGAAGCCCGTGAGGGTGCCCCCGGCCAGGCTGAGGTAGTGGGCCGCGTAGTCGGCAGCCAGCGGCACCACGGCGCCTGTCCGGCTGTTGAAGGACGAGACGTAGCTGGCCGCGATGGCCGCCACGGCGTTGACGGCCGCCTGCACGGTCGCGTAGACGCCCCCGGTTGCCGTTACCTGCGTGGCGGTGACCGCGTGCGGGTTGTTGGTGTCCGAGGCGTGCGCGATCGGCGCGAACCGGGCGTCGCCCTTCTCGCGCGTCATCACCGTCGTGGTCGCGCCCGCCGCCGTCCCAGCAGCATCGACCCGGGCCGCAACCGACCCGGCGACGTAGAGGCTGTGTGCCGTCGCCCCCGAGGCGTTCACCGCGGTCTGCAGCAGCGTAGCAAGCAGGGCGTCGGCGTCATTGTAGAGCTTGAGGGTGACCTCCGAGGCGTTGTAGGCAAGGCGCACCTTGTTGTAGCCGGGGCTCTGGGCGCCGACCGTGTCGTTCAGCTCCACGTAGGCGCCGTCGGCCGCGAGCTTCAGCCCGGAGGTCATCGTGCCGCCGGTAATCGGGAAGTAGAGCAGGTCGCCGAGGCGCTTCGTGATGATCGAGAGGCTGTCGAGCGACCCGACTGGCTGAAGCTCGGGCTCGAAGATGGCTGCGTCGGTGTTGTCCACGACGACGGCGAACCGCGAGCCGAACAGGCGCAGGCCGTTGGCATCGCCACCGATAAGGAGCGACGGGACAGCCTCGGTGCCCGCCTGGGTCGTCTTGACCCGCAGGGACTGCAGCGCGGCCGAGAGTGTCATGGCGCCGTCGGCGGCGACCTTGGCGAGGACGGTCCCGGCAGAGTTCTGCCACTCCTGCAGGCTGGCAACCTGCCCCGCGCGGCCCTTGACGACTATGCCCTGATCCGCAGCCGAGCCCGGGGTGATGATCTGGATGTCGCCGGAGTTGGGCGTGCGGTAGATGACGCCACCGACGGCCGGCGTGGACAGGCTGGCGAGCCAGTCGAGCGCCCCAGCGGTGAGGCGATGCGACACGACGGCACCCTGCGCGAACCCCTGCGGGGTCGTCCCCTCCTGCCCACGGGCGATGGTCATGGAGTCGCCGGCCCGCGCCGAGACCAGCACGACCTCGCGTGTTCCGAGGAGGGTGTCCTCGAGCGTTACGGTGAAGACCTCGTCGCCGACCGGCGCGGGGAATATCGCCCCCTGCCCGGTCGTGACAGTGAGCGTCGTATCCCCGGAGGCGATGGGCGCTGCGAGGACGGAGTTGGCGTTGTTGGTGAAGACGTAGGTTGTCATGTCAGATGTCCAGTACCCGGATCAGCAGCTCGTCTTCCTTGATCTGCCCCGCGCTCGTGAGAACCCGGAACTCGACATTGTAGAGGGTGCCATTTTTCCCGCCGGAAATCAGCATCTTCATCTGATCGGATGCGGTGACCTGCGGGGCCACCACGAGAGCCGGGGACGTCGAAGGGGAAATCTCGATGGTCGGCGTGCCGGTGTCGAGGATCTCCCCGGCGGTCGTGTCCAGCCAGTAGGAGTAGTCGATGGTGTAGTAGAGCGCCTCGTTCGGCTGCTGGCTGAAGTTTCCGAGCTTGGCCATGTCAGGGCTCCGCCACATAGATTACGTTGGTCGCAGCCGAGATATACACCAGACGGGGCTCCCGAGGAACTTGCAAGATGAACTCCTCCCCACCTCCGCTGATGTCCCCCGGATCGAACGTATCGTTGATCGCGATCTCGTTGATCGCGTAGGAATTGAGCGGGAGAGTCGGCGCGCTCACCGATACCGCCGTCCCGGGGCCGCCTGCGGGTACGCCCACGGGGCCGCCATCTGCGAGAAGCGGGACTTGGTCGTCACGCGCGCCCGGGTCAGGCCAGCCATGTAGCTGCGGTGGCGCTGCCGCCCGGCAGTGAGGTTTTCATAGGGCCGGTTGGGGTGCTGAAGCAGTCGTGAGACCGCGCCGTCGAGGATGACGTCGAAGAACCCGTAGCCGATCATGTCCGGCACGTTCACGGTCCCGCGGCGCGGGCGCAGCGCGACGGTGACGCCGAGGGTCTGGCTCGACGCGGAGAACTGGCCGACGCCAAGGCTGATCGTGTTGATCGTGTCCTGGATCAGCTGGTCCGGGTTGACCTCGAAGGCCCCGCCGACGTTGTCGGGCTTCTGGTAGTACCCACTCCACCCGGAGACGGGGCGGCCATCGACCTGAACGGCGAGCACCGCCGTCACCTCGGAGTCGTTATCGTAGGCGGTGATGCTGTAGACCGTCGAGTCGAGATTGATCGGCTGCTCGAGCTCGGCGATCCAGACGTTCGTCTTGGTGCAGAACTCGCGCAGCGTGTTCTCGAGCTCCAGCTCAATGGCTTCCGGCGCCGCTCCGGCGACCTGCACGCGGAGCGTCTTGATCAGATCGTTGACCGAGTCGGAACGGTTACCAGCCATCAGCGATCGGGCTCCTTGGTCAGGATGCGCTCAGGCGCAGTCAGCGCCGCGACCGCGCGGCCGTCGTTGGAGAACTCGTCTTCGCGGAGCATCATGTAGCCGGCGGTGAACATCACGAGGGGGTTCAGGAGAGCCGGGGGAATGCTCAGGGTGTCCGTGAGCTGAGTGACATAGGTGATCGTGAAGCCCACGGGGATGAAGTAGTCGGGGCGCAGCTGGAGGAGACGCTCGGCGCCGTCGTTCATGGCGTCGAACATCTCCGAGTCGGAATAGCGATAGGGTGTGTCCGAGTCCTGCAGGAGGGCTCGGACACGGTTCACGCAGTCTCCCGCAAGGGGATTAGCCACGCATCGCCTCCTCGATCTGCTCGGCGGTCATCGGTTCGTCGCTCGCGACGAGCACACCCGACGCCACCTTTTTAGGTGGAATCTCGACACCACCAGCCGCCTCGTTCTCGGCGGTGGCGTCCGTGACCTTGGCGGCCTTGCTCTTGCGCTTCTTCGGCGCGGCATCGGCGGGTTCGGCAGCCCGCGAAACCTGCACCGACATGGGCGGGTTGGCCTTCGTGACGGCGTTATCGGCGCCGATGGAGCGGAAGTAGTCGGCAGCGACCTGGTCGCTCACGGGAAAGGACCCCGAAGCCTTAGCCAGTCGCTCAGACCAGTGGTAGACCGCGCCGGAGCGCGTCTTGATGAAGCGATAGCCCTTGTTGTCGGCCGTAGATGTAGGAGCAGGTTTCCGTGCCATTGAAGTCTCCTAGGGGTTGGGAAGGAGCCCCCGGTTAGGGGGGCTCCAGGGTCTCAGGTCGCCGCTTACGACTTGGCGACGATAGCCTCGACGAGGCCCTCCGGCTTGATGACCTCGCACCCGTAGACCTGCAGCCCGCGCATCAGCTGGCCGAAGGTCCGCTCGGAGCGCATCGTCTCCATGCGGGTCATCTGCGACGCGAAGGTGGTCGCAACGGTGTGGCCGGCGAAGATCGCCGTCTCACCGGCCGCGAGGCCACCGGCCACGCCGGCAGGCAGCAGGTTCGACATGTAGATCGTGAACCGATCGACCATGCCGAGCCGCCCGTTGCGGAGCATCGAGGTGCCGTCACCCGAGAGCGAGGCATCCCGCAGCTCCGACTTCTTGATCATCGCGGCCATCCAGGCCGGGATAATCAGCCAGCGGCCGGACTCCGGGATGTTCTGCTCGTCGAGCACCTGGCCCAGCGAGACGATGAAGTCGACCACGTTCGCCTGCGCGCCGGTCGCCCCGTTCGCCACCACGACCAGAGGCGTCAGCGTCGCCCCCAGGTTGATGTCGTTCGAGATACGGCCCGCGGTCGCGCCGAGGTTGTCGGCGGAAGCGGCCCCGAGCAGCTCGGTCGCGAGGATCTCGGTGTCGATGACGATCTTCATCTGCTCCGAGGCGTCCTCGGCCCAGAGGTCCATCTGGTCGATGTCCGACTGGACCTCGTAGATGTCGTCGATGATGCACGCGAAATACTTCGCGTAGTCGATCGTGAGATCCACGGTGTCCGAGTTCGGGCGCTGGATCACCAGCTCCGAGTCCGGGGTGTAGTCGTTGATGTCGATCGTCGGCCGGGTCCGGATATGGACGGTGTCGCCCATGTTGCGGATCTCGCCCTCGTAGTCGGTGTTCGCGATGGCCCCGAGCACGGTGGCATCGTAGAACTTGGCAAGCAGCTTGCCCGACCAGATTTCGGGGATGAAGGTCCCCGAGTACGAGGTCGCGGTCGGCGGAGCGGACGCGCCACCGATCGCCTGCGACGAGGCACCGAGCGGGTAGGTCGTGGTGGCTACGGAGCCACGAGTTGCAGCGGAAGCAATGGCCATGTTGGCCTCCTGGAACTTAGGTTACGGTTCCCGCCATCGTCGCCTGGAAGATGAGACCCTCGATCCGGCGCTGCTCCTCGGGGCGGTGCTTGTACTCGCCCTTCGTGACGTCCGCATAGAAGGCCGCGATCTCCTGGCGGGAGATGGTCGGCGGTTGCTGTACCTCCACGGCAACGGGTTCCGCAGTCCGGGCGGCACCAGGTGCAGCAAAGTCGGCGAGATTCGCTCGACCGGGCTCGCGTGTCTGGGCCTTCGGCGCAGGGGCGGCCAGAGCGGCCGTCTCCTGGAGATAGGTTTTGAAGATGTGGGTCACGCGGTTCGCGTCACCCTGGTTAAAGGCGTTCTGCAGCAGCTGGCTGCGGGGAACGCCCGAGAACGGGTCCGGCCGGTCCAGCCAGTTGTGGAACTGGGCGCTCTGGTTGACGCCCTTCCAGTCCTGAACCTCCTGGTCCAGCTTGGCGTAGATCCGCTCGGAAGCGGTCTGCTGGCGGGTCTCGGTAACCTGCCGGCCGACCTGCTCGATCTGCGGGCGGAGCTCGCCGAACTTGGTCTCGACGAGGCGCTGGGCGATCTTGGTCGCGCGGCGCTCGACGAGGTTGATGAAGTCCTCGCCGTAGTTCTCGAGGTCCTCGCTGTCAGCCGGATCGGGCGCTGCCGGGGCACTGGGCGCCCGGCGCATCTCAACGAGGTCACGCTGCATCGCTTCCATCTGGGCGCGAAGCTGGGGCACCTCGGCGTTGTACTTGCCCTGCAGGCTCATGTACCGCTGCCGCCACAACTCGGCCTCCGACTCGGAGGTGGGGGCGGGCGCGGGCTTCGCGGCCTCGGGAGCGGGCGCAGCGGCTGGCGCAGGCTTCGCGGCCTCGGGGGCGGGCGCAGGCATGGCGTCGACGGGCGCAGGGTCGCCCTCCGCCGGGGGCTCGACCGGAGCCTTGCCGGCCTTGATGAGCTTCTCGGCTTCTTCCATCTGCTCCCGAACCTTGCGGGGGACGCGCTGCGACTGTGCCATTCTACTTCTCCAAGAGTTCCATCAGGTCGATCATTTCCTGCGCTCGGCCACGCAGGGTCTCAGACTGGGAGGGGTCCGCCGACTTGATGGCGGCCATCATCCGCTTCTCCCGCCGCTCCTTCATGTGCATCACGAACACGCGGAACAGCTGGTTGGAACCGAGGCCGCTGATGGCCTCGGTCAATGGCATGAGGGGGCGGGCTTCAGCCACCGAAGAACGCCCCGAACGGTCCGATGGTGATCGCATTCGGATCGGGGCGCTTGGCGCCCCAGCGATTGCGGGCCATCATGGTCTGCGAGGTCGTGGGCCACTCGCGCATCGACCCCGGCTTCGACGCATCGACCGGCGTGGTCGACTGGCGTATCCGCTCGGGGGCCTTGCCACTGGTGACGTTGTCTGCGCCACCGGGCTTCTTGCAGGGGCCTGGGATCGACGTGTTGCCGAACTTGACCTTCTTCATGTCACTCTCCGGTGCCGTAGCCGCGCCCGCCGCCCGAGCTGACGCCCTTGGTGCCGTAGGTCGCGGTGCAGGGCGGGAGGCTCGACTTGCCGCCGCCGCCCGGCGACTTCTTGGTGTTCCGCCCCATCACGGTCGGCGACGGATCGCCGTCCTTGGCGGTCGCGGTCAGCTTGAAGCCGCTGCCGCCGATCGACCGGCCGGCGGCGCGGTCCATCGTGACAACCTTGCCGGGGGCGTAGGGCGGCTTCTCCAGCGAGGCGCTATGGAAGCCCTTGCTGTTGTCCTTGGTGAAGTTCATCTTGTCCATCAGGGGCCTCTCCTAGCTCATGTTGCGCGTCTGGACGTTGTTCATCGGCGCGTTGGGCATAGCCGCCGGTCCGGGGGCCTGCGCGCCCTGCCCCTGAGCCGCTCCTTGCGGGCTAATTTGCGCGTTTTGCCCTGCATTGGCAAGCTCGGCTTCAGTGGGCACGATCTTCTCACCCTCGAGCCCGATCCCGTTGGCGACGGAGCGCAGCACGGCGGCCCGTCCCGGCAGTCCGATGATCTGGGTGTCGATCGGGTTCATCGTGGCCTGCAGGAACTCGATCTGGCGGGCACGCTCGGCCTCCTTGGCCATGACCATCGACGCGCCCTTGACCACGATCTGCTCGTCGCCCTTGAACATCTCCTCGCTCGCCGTGAGCAGCAGGAGGTCGTAAAGGGCGTTGATCGTCGGCGCGATGATGTCGAGGTCGATGTTCGACGCCACCTGCTGCAGCATCTTGTTGGCGTTGCCCATCAGCATGGAGAGGCCGCTCGCCGTCCGGCCAGCGCCGCCCGGGGCGCCGTTGCCGGTGAGGTAGCGCGGAATGGCCGAAATCTCGTCGGCGATCTCCGTCATGCGCTGATACACGGTGAGCAGCTCGTTGGCGTGGGAGTCGGGCTGGAAGAACTGGACCGGCGGGATGTTCCCGGCGCCGGGCTCGTCCTGCATGTGCCACCGCTTCCACGGGTACAGCTCGTCGGTGTCGTTGGTCTCGCCGAAGCGGTTGTCGAGGATCACGCACTGCGGGCCGGAGGCCATCGACTGATTGTTGCTCAGCGCGCGGAGCGAGGCATTGGCAACCTGCTGCACATCCTCCAGCAGGTCGGGCAGGGCATTGCCGGCCGGCGTGCCGGGAACCTTCTCGAAGCTGGTGATGAAGTAGGGATGCCGCTTCCGCGGAGATGGGTTGATCTGCGTCTTGAGCATGTACTGGCCGCAGAACCAGGACTGGACCGCGTAGTCCCGGTCGACGTCGGCGACACCCTGATCCGGGCCGAACCCGATCTCGCGCAGGGCCGATCCCTTGACCATGCCGTGAAACTCGATGGCGTCGATGAAGCCGGATCGGTTCCAGTTTGGGTCCTCGCGCCCCTCGGCCAGCGCCCGCTGCGAGTCGATGGGGTCGAGGAAGTCGCGAAGGCCAGCATCGTAGTCGGTCAGGGCGCCGCGCACGGCGTCCTGGTTCCACCCCGGCAGGTCGAGCAGGGCGTTGAGGTCGGCACGAGTCCAGCGCAGGCGCTGGATGATGTCTGACTGCCCCGCGTTCGAGGCTCCCGGGGTGAAGTAGATGTCGAAGGGGCTGCACCGCTCCCATACGATCCGGGGCCGCACTTCCTCGACGGCGTTGCCATCGACCCAGTGGACGTCGTTGACCATCCGGACGAACGGCCCCTTGATCACCGCGTAGGGGAACAGCGGCAAGTCGACGAGGAACTCGGCGAGCGCCTGATAGAAGCCGCCCTCGCGGAGGTAGTCGTCAACCTTGCGGGTGGCCTTGCGGGCCTCGTCGCGGGCTGTGCGGAGGGCGGCATCGCGGGCCGCCGCAGTCAGCTGCTGCATTCGCGTGGCGACGGCCGCGGGATCGACCGGCTGGCCGGCCTGCCGCAGGGCCTGCACCTCGGCGCTCACCAGCTCGGGGATCTTGGCCAGTACGTCGACGCGAACCTGGGGATCGGGCGACGGTTCGATGCTCCACGGCCGCTCGGCGGAAAAGTAGATGTCGCGGAGGAGGGCGGTGGCGCCACGGCACTTGTTGGCGGTGACCCGCGCGTAGACCTGCGACCCGCCGAACTTCTGAATCTCGGCGAGCATCGACGGATGGTATTTGCCCTGGAATGCCCGGAGAGCATCCATCAGGCGCTGATCGAGGTTCGAGGATGCCCGGTGATCGCGGGCGATGGCCCAACGCTGCTGGATGATGTTGCGAAGGCCGGGGGCTGGAGCCTGCGTTTCGGACTGCTTAGCCCGCTCCGCCATACGCTCGGATTCGGCCTTCTCGCGTGCGGTCAGCTCGTCCGGTGTCACCACCCTCAGAAAGCCGCCATCCGCTCCTTGCGCCATCGTGTGACTCCGCGTAACTTAGCCCTGGCCGGGAAACATGAGTTGGACAATACCTGCAGCCATGACCGAAATCCAGCCTGCTATCCAAGACACCTTCAACATCTCCGAGATTGCGCCCCTCGTGGCCCGCGATCTGGCGCAGGATCTCTACACCCACGAAGAGATCGCGAAGACCTATGGGCTCACCGAGGAGATCGTCCTCCGGCTGCTGGAGAGCAAGACCTTCCGGAACATGCTGGACGCCGCCCGCGCGGAGTGGGCCGCTCCCGGCAACGCGAAGAACCGGGCGACGCTGAAGGCCCAGATCGCAGTCGAGGAAGCGATCACTCACATGTTTCGGATCGTCACGAGCGAGAAGGCCCCGGACACCGCCCGCGTCGCGGCCTTCAATTCGCTCAAGGAGGTCGGGAAGTTCGAGAAGGCCCCGCAGGATGCTGCAAGCACCGCCGGCCCCGGCTTCACCCTTACGATCAACCTCGGGCCTCAGTCGCTTACAGTATCGTCGCCACCTAATCAGGTGGATCTCGACGCCGAAGAGGTGCAGGAGATCGAGGGATGATTCCCGGGCTTAACTACACGCCGCCCCCGACGGTGCGGGACTTCATGCTGTGCGACTCGATCATGAAGGTGATCATCGGGCCGCTGGGTTCGGGCAAGTCGATGGGCGCGATCCTGGACCTGTTCCGGCGCAGTTGCGAGCAAGCACCAGACGCGCAGGGCATCCGCCCGACGCGCATGGTCCTCGTGCGTAACTCGGCCCAGCAGCTCCGCGAGACCACGCTGGCTGACTGTCAGGAGTACCTGCCGATCGCCCACTGGAAGGTCTCGACGTCGACGCTGGAGATCCGGATCAACCTGCCGGACGGCACCAAGGTCCATTCCGACTGGATATTCCTGCCGCTGGAGCGCCCCGAAGACACCCGGAAGCTCCTCTCGCTCAACCTGACCGGCGGGTTCATCGAGGAGTGCCGCGAGATCCGCTACGAGGTCGTGGCCGCGCTGATGGGCCGCGTCGGGCGATACCCGATGAAGGCCCGCGTCGAGCCGACGTGGCAGGGCATCATGTGCGCGTCGAACCCGTGGTCGGAAGGCTCGGACTGGCACGAGCACATGGTGCTGAACCGGCCAGACGACTGGAGGCTGTTCCGGCAGCCCGGCGGGCTCGACAAGGATGCCGAGAACGTGGCGAACCTGCCGACGGACTACTACGAGCGCCTGATGCAGGGCCACAGCCAGGGCTGGATCAACGTCCACGTCCACGCACAGTTCGGCGACGACCCGAGCGGGCAGACGGTCTTCCGGGGCACCTTCGACGGAAGCTACCACGTCGCCCACGAGCCGTTCCGCTTCAACACACAGCTCCCGGTGCTCATCGGCATCGACTTCGGCCGAACCGGCGCGGCGATCATCGGGCAGGAAGATCTGAAGGGGACGCTCCTTTGCCACAAGGAGATCGTCTCGGAGGACGTCGGGCTCGAAGGCTTCCTGGAGCTGCACCTCATCCCGTGGCTGCGGGAGCATTGCTGGTCGAGCCGGGTATTCGTCGTGGGCGACCCGGCCGGCAGCCAGCGGTCCCAGCTGAGCGAGGAGTCGGCCTTCGAGGTGCTCAAGAAGTGCGGCCTCGACGCGATCCCGGCGCCGACCAACAACATCCGTGAGCGCGTGATGGCGGTGGAGCGCAGGCTCCTCGAGTCGCGCGGGCGCAGCCCCGCGGTCAGCATCAGCGCCACGGGCTGCCCGAAGCTGGTCCGGGCCATGCTCTACGGCTACCGCTACCGGCGCAACCAGCAGGGCGAGCTGAACCCGCTGCCCGAGAAAAACGAGTGGTCGCACCCGGCCGACGCCTTCCAGTACCTGTGCCTGGGCGTCAACGCGAACTACGTCGGGAAGCGGATCAGCCGCATCATCAACCGGCAGATGAACCTCGCGCAGCCCGCGCGGCCGAAGTTCTCGTCGCGGGCCTGGACCTAGGTTCGGGAGCCGCCGACCCGGTAAGCGCGGGTTGGCAGCTTCTTGGCAGGGACGTAGATCACGTCGGCCGCCGGCTTGATGAACAGCACCTTGCCGTCGCCCTCGGTGGAAGGGAAGAACGTCGAGCCGTAGCGGTCCCCGTTGATCGCAGCGAGGTCGTTGACCGCATTCCCGTTGATCGCCCCAGTCGTGGTCGTAGGCACCTGGAAATTCAGGTGGCTGAACTTCACGGCGTCCTTGGCTTCGGTGGCGACCATGTCGCCGAACAGGATCGCCGTAGCAAGGAGGAAGTCCGGCGTCTCGGTGATGGGCGCGTCGCCCGAGATCGGGATGACGCCGGAGCCAGACAGTCCATCCCCGGCTTCTGTTACCGCGAGCGCAGCGTTCGTGATGACAATGCCGCCGACGGTCATCGAATCGGCGAGATCCCCGACGGCGATGTTGCCCTTGATGATGAGTTTCGCGACGGCGGCCATGCCGTCGGTCGCCTCGGTCACCGCGAGCGTACCGCTCACGACGACGTCGCCGGAGGCGGAGAGCGTGTCCTTGGCTTCGGTCCGGGCAAGGGCGCCTTCGATCAGGACTCCACCTGAATAGGTGGCAACGTCCTTGGCCTCGGTGACGGCCAGCGAGCCGGTAACGGTGTCTTGTACCTCACCAGAAGCGGAGAACGAATCCTGTCCATCTTCGGTGACGGCAAGAGCGCCCTGTACGATCAGAGAAGCGTCGGCGGCCAGTATGTCAGCCGCTTCAGTAGCCGTAAGATCGCCCTGTACGATCAGCGAAGCGCTGGCAGAAAGCGTGTCGGGGTCCTCGGTCGCTGCGAGGTCACCTTGATATGACGGCGCCCCGGTCCCAGCAAACGTGTCTGAAACCTCAGTCGCTGCGAGGTCGCCCGCGATTTGCGCACCACCGAAGGCGGCGAACGCGTCTACAGGCTCGGTCGCTGCGAGGTCGCCCTGCACGAGAATGGCGCCGGTCGCAGCCAGCGTATCAGCGACCTCGGTGGCGGCGAAGTCACCCTGCACGATCAGGGAGGCATCGGCGGCCAGCGTATCAGAAGCCTCAGCCGCCGCGAGATCACCTGTGATCTGGGTGTCCTGTACGGTTCCACTCGCAGCAAGGGTATCTGCAGCCTCAGTCGCCGCAAAGTCGCCTTGCACAACGACACCGCCGCTGGCTGCCAGCGTGTCAGCGACTTCAGTGGCCGCAAGATCGCCCTGTACGATCAGCGATGCGCCGGCGGCCAGGGTGTCAGCGACTTCGGTGGCCGCGAGATCACCCTGCACGAGAACCGTACCGGCTACGGCCAGCGTGTCGGTGGCCTCAGTCGTCGCGAGGTCGCCCTCGTAGTGGGGGCTGCCGGTTCCCGCGAAAGTATCGACGACTTCGGTTACCGCAAAGTCACCTTGCACGAGAACATCGCCGCTAACGGTCAGCGCATCAGCGGCCTCAGTAGCGGCCATCGTCCCCTTAACAAACACGTCACCGCTGACAGCAAGCGCATCAGCGGCTTCCGTAACCGCCAGGCTCCCAGACGGGTTCTGGCTCGGGAGATGCAGCACCCACGCGGAAAAATGGCTTGTCTTCCAGTCACGCGCGGAGTTCTGGTTCATGCCGATCATAAAGTTTTCAGTGCTGGTCGGCATGTTAGTAGGCGTACCAGCAAAGCACCGCCTACTATTGGTTCCGATACCTACTACCCACGTATCGGAGTTAGTCCAGTTATTTGCGTCAGTATCCCCGTCATTACCTACTACCCACGTATGCGTGTTAGCAGAACCATTTCCTTCGGTAGCAACCATGAGGCAGTTGTAGCCTATCATGTTGCTGTCACCGTCTATCCGGCTGTCTCCGCTCGGCCCCGCATAAGTACCGCTGTCGCAGTACCCCGCGCCGTCCTTCGTGGTTGCTGTATAGTCAGCCGTGTTGGTGCCGCTCCACGGCCATTGCGCGGTGTAACTCCAAAAGGTGCTTCCATCCAGATCGTCACCGGCTCCCCCGCTGCCCGTATCCGGCGTACTGCTGGCAAGACCATCCAGCATGTACGGGCCGATAATCTCAAAATCGCCAGAGATACGATCTGCGGTAGTGGTGCCGTCAGTGAACACAATCGCAGCGGCGAAGAACATATCGCCACCAGACGCAAAAGGCCCCTCTACGTGCGCCCATTGCCCCGCAGAATACGACAATGTAAGCGACGTATAACTGGCGACCTGACTATCATCGACATAAATGTATAGATTATCAGCGCCCGCGCCACCGTGCCGGTCCCAGACTATATCTATCTTATGCCACGTATCATTAGTAAACGGAGTGGAAATAGTTCCAAGCGTAGTAGCGGAACCATTTTTAACGACCACGTTACCGCTTGTATCAAGGCTAAGGTTTACGTCGCCCTCATCAAATGTGTCGGAGTTATTGAAGCTGAGGAACCTGTAGGTAGTCCCGCCTGAGTTGCCAGCGTCAGTCCAGCGGAAATAGCCGTGGAATATGACAACGGATGTAGAGGAAGGCGCAGGAGTATTGATTTCGTTGGTATTCCACATCGGCCAAGAAACACCGCCGCGCGTAGCATTGCTGGCGAGTTTCAAAACTTTGTCGTATTCAAGACCAGTAATGAGCGGGGTAGAAACAACCGAAAGCTGTGCGGTGCCCGTTGTTCCAGTAAGCCAATCACTAGTGCCAGATAGCCCCTGATGGTGTATTGCCTGCCCGATGCTGTAGGTCAACGCGCCACCCTAAAGCCGTACTGGAACCGCTCACCATCCCTAGCTACGGCGATGATATACGGGCGAA